GTCTTTGCTTTACCAGACCATGGTCTAACAAGCATACGGTATCCAACTGGGTTAGGTATGATTTCAAGATATTCTTTGATGCCTTTGGAATCTGTGGGAATTTGTGATTTTACTTCTGCTTCTTTTGTTTGGTCATTACCAAAATCAGTAAGCTTAGGTTTTATCAATTGTACCATCGTTATCCTCCTTATGCAGGTTTTTAATATCCTGAAGCAGCGTTTCTAATCCGCTGAGTCTGCCTCGAGCATACATCAATTGAGATTCAGTTTCAACCCCATAGCATATATGTTCTTTAACACTTGTTATTTGTTTGTTTATAGAATTTCTTATAGCTTCAACTGTATAATGATCTAACATTAATTTCTCTTAAGTGATATTTTATTTTTGCCTTGTTTTAATAACATAAAACCATACTCATTAACAATAATTTTTAACACTGCATCCATATCAAATTTAGAATAATCATCATAAATAAATACTGTACCAGCATGAGATCTTTCTCCAAAAAATATTGATTCTTTAATAACATCTACTGATTTATGTGGACCATCAAAATGAACTAAATCATATTTATTTTTTAATTCTTTTTTATCTCTGTAAATTGGAACACCATCTTCAAATCTTTTCATAAATTCATCATCTTCCATTTGAAATAATGAAAAATTTTTATAATCTAAATCTTTAATTAATTGGTGCTTCATATCATTTGTATAATCAGCCGTAGTAGGTTCTTTTTTATCGTAATGTGAATAATTTAAATTACCATACGGATCAATTCCAATATGCCAATGTTTTTTAAAAATTAATTCTTCTAAAATTAATTTTGATCCTAAGCCTCTCCTTACACCAATTTCGGCTGTAAATAAATCATCACCCTTTAAGGTCTGACAAGCTTCTCTTATCATTTCGTATTCTTTACTATCACCTTCTATCATATTTTAAATGCTTGTAGTGCTGCAAGTTTTTCTTCTGAATCAGTAATGATACCAATTTGTTTATCTATCTCATCTAAATGTTGTGGATGTTCTCCAATTCCTACTGAATTAGTCAGGTATATCTTTATGGTTGCATCAGCTTCAGAAATTTTTGCATTATATCTATCTTCTAATGCATTTATTAAAACCATTTTAAGACTCATAACGAATCTATATATTAAAAATATAAAATTGCAACTCTATATATAAGGTGGGTATATGTCTTTTATTTTGCCTTGAGCTTTCAATTTTTTTAAATCACCTTTTGTCATTTTTGAATAATCTAAATCTTCATAAATTTCTAAATGAGCATCTTTTTGTGGGTGTGGTTTAAATAATCTTTTTATCCAACTCCAAATCATTTTTTGCCTCCGTTACGGAAGATTTGTGTCCCCTTAATTCCATAGATGCTGGCTACGACCAAAATCCACAAATTTGTAAACCAGGACGGGAGCTGCGAAAACATCTCAAAAAATAATTTTACTTTGTCCATCGCACTCGGATCATCCGATACGACTGCCCAAGCGAGTACCACGACGGGCAAACTTAAAATTATCAAAACTGCCTCGTCCTTCCAGTCTGACTGACGGGCTTCTAAAAGTTTTCCTTGGTACTGCTCCTCTCCTCGAGCCATACGATCAGCATGTAGAAGTTGAGCTTCTGACATTGCCATTTTAGTTTTTTGCTTGTTAGCATAAATTTTTGAGCCTGCATTCATTGCAAGTTTTATAGCCGATAACCACATTATTTGTGTCCTCCTCTTTTCATTTTAACTGGAGGTACTTGCGGGTTTGGTCCCCTTTTGGGTGGTGGACCATAACTTACTCCACCAGACAAACCTCCAACATTGTAAGCTTTGAAATTAAAAAAATTATCAGTTGGATTTATTAATTTTTTGTCAACTGCTTTTGTTGCTTGAATAGGTAATATTGGTAAATTATTTGAACCTCCTCCACCACCAGTTCCAATTATTGTTTTTGGTTTATTAATACTTGTTATATTTTTTTTAGAAATATTATTTTTTTTTCTGTTGTATCCCATAGAAGTAGAAGTTTTTTCAAAAAGTTTATTAGTAACTGCACCAGCAAAAGGTACACCAGAAAACATCAAACCATATTTAATTGCTTGACCACTAAATGTTGTACTAGGAGAAATAGTTTCAATAGCTTTTTTTCTTTGTATTTCTAAATTTTGTTTTGCTCTATTTTTTGCAAATTGAGAACCAGCTCCAACTGCACTTCTATCTACACCACCAGAAGGGTCTGCTCTTCCAGCATTTCTTCCTGAAGCAGCATCTGATCTTGCTGCATCTCCTCCTCTATAACCTTTAGGTCTTTTCATTATTTTTTAGCTCTCTTTCTTGCTATATCTACTTTCGCATCAGCAATTCTAATTCTTTCTGCTGCTTGATCTTCATTGTTTTCTAATTTCATTTTTTCAATATCTAATCTTTCATCAATTTCATTTTCTCTTATCTCGTTAGACATCATATCTTGTTCAGCTTTTCTTTGTAGGTCTAAAGCTTTTAAATCTAATTCTCTTTGTTTTAACATTACTAAAGGATCTTGTTTTTGACCCATAGCTTCTGATTGTGCAATCTCTGTTGTAAGTACTGCCACTCTTTGAGCAATCATTCCAGAAATTTTTATCTCTGCACCTTCTGGATCAGCTTGTAACATCTGTTGCATCATAGGATCATTTTGAATCATAGCTCCAACTTCGCCTTGAGCTAACATAGAAACGTGTTCAGATATGTGAGCCTGTAAAGCAGCATACACTTGTGGATTAATTTGTACCATTCTTGTAGACATAAAAGCTCTATGTGCAGTAATATGTGCCATATGATCTTGAGTTGGGAATGCTCTTAATGGTTTTTGCATAATCGCTTCCATATTCTCGGTTGCTGGGTCTTTTGGCACTGGTTTTTCTTGAGGTATAAGCAATTGATCGATATCTTGTGTACCTAAAGCCTCATATACTCTACGATATGCTTCCCTTAAATTGTGCATCATAGGATTTGACATGGCAATCTTTAAATTTTCGTTAGCTAAAGTTACTCTTTGTGCCATACTCATGATATTAGGATCGGCAACTGGAATAACATCCACTCTATCATCGAAATCAGTTTGTTTTACAGCTTGATCTGCACCATATACTGAATATGGGTAGATTGGTGGTAAATATGTACCAAATACTTTTGATAAAAGTCTAAATTCTCTTCTCATTGAGTAATAACATCTCTTGTGTATAGCACTCATGACCCTCGAACCTCGTTCCAACAACGAAACAGTGGTACCAACAGCTCTATTTTGTAAATCATTACCAGTATCCATGTTAGTTATAGCTGCAAACTTCTGTCCAGCTTGTACAACAAAGCCCATAAGTTGGTATAATGTAGCCGATGGTTCTTTAAATGGTAAAATTTGAAACTGATCTTTGATATTTCCACCCGGTGCATCTACATCTCTGAACTCTCCTGGTTGAAATGGTTGGTCATCATCTCTAATTCTTATACCTCTAGACTTAAATCCCGCTGGTAAGTTAGATAATGTACCTGCATCAAGTAATTGTCTTAGTGATTGAGTAGCAGTTCTACTTAATCCACCTATCATATGAGTTAAACCAAACCCATAAAAACCTAATCCTGGTAAAAATTTAAAATGTACAAAGTATTCTTTTCTTTTTTTAGTCTCATCATTCATATCATAGTTACGATAGATAGATAAAATTTGTCCAGAGCCTTCATCAATTGTAATTATGTAAGGTACCTTAACTTGTTTTTCTGAATTTCTATTTTCAAACTCTTCTAAATTACAATCTACATGCATCTCTAAAATAGAAAAAGAATATTGTTTGTCGCCACCCGGTGTAATTCCTTCTAGCTCTTGATATTTTTTTTCAATGTCAGTTGGACCCTTAGAAGTAGGTTTAAGTTCTACATCTCTATAAAAACCAGACTCTTGTTTTTTTAATATTTCATTCTCACCCATTTTAATAACATGAGTAATTCTTTCACAATCCATTAAGTCAGTTGAATAATATGGAACAACTAAATCTTCAGCTGGTATAAATTTTGATACAGCTCTTTGCATAACTTCATCGTAATAAACTTTCTTAAATGCAGAGCCTGCTAATGCTAAATAAAATAATAATTGATCAAACTCTGGAGTGTATTCTTCCATCTCTTCAGTAATCATGTAGTTCATGAAATCTTGAACTCTTTGTGCTTGATTCATTTTTTCAGGATCTTCAACACCAAGGACTCTAGTTTTGACTGGTCCTGATGATGGTAATAATTCTTTATAGGCTTGTGCTTGAAAGGATGTTACTGCCTCACTGAGTAATGGATGAGTAACTGAAGCTGACCCTCTAAATGGTCTAGTCATTTCTCTTTGATTGAGTCCCAATAAATCTAAATTATTGGTATACGAAGTTTCCCAATCTTTTCTTGAGACTCTATCTTTTTTATAATCGTCAAGTAATTGATTAGACATTCTTTGCAGAACATCATCAGACATATCTTCAGCAAGGTTGCTAAAAAATTTTTCAGTCTCACTAACAGCTTCTTCAACTGTTGTAGGCTCTTCCCCCTCTAATTCAATATCAACTTCTTCTGAATCAGGAGTTATAACTTCCTCTTCAATTGCTTTGTCAATTTCAGCCATGTTAAAAACTAATAAAGTTTAGTTGGTTTCATACCACCCATAGCCATTCCACCGCCACGAGCTTTTACCATTTTACCTTTGTTTAATTGTGTTTTTCTACCAAGAATAAATTTATTTGCAAAATCTTTAAGACTTCCAGAACCGCTAGATTCTCCTCTTCTAGATTTCATAGTTTTTGAATAAATATCTTTATTTTTAAATCTTTCTAAACCTTTGGTAATTGTGCCATCATCACCAACAAAAATACTTTTCATATTTCTTTTTGTAGGTAAATCTGATCTTTTAAGTTTAGTAATTCCAGCTACTACTTTTTCTTTTATGTTTCCAAGCATAGGTGGTTTAGAAGCACCTTTCATAGCTGCATTTGAAGTCATAGCTTTTCTTGCACTTGCAAACTTATCTCCTACAGGACCAGATGCTCCCATAAGCTTAGATGCACCATAAAGTGCTGCACCAGCCATAACTGCTTTCTTAAGTTTTTTCTTAAATTTTGACATGTCTTCTCCTTTAGTAATATATATATTTTTTTCTCTTATAACTTTCAACTTCATCCTCGTCAGAATAAGTCTTTATAAAAGAACCTTGTCGGTATCTTAACATAGCTTGTGTGGTACTGTCCACATAATCATCATACTCTCCATGAGGGAAAGCTGCACATTCTTCGATTACTTCTTCTGCCCAATGTTCGTCTCTTGGGTAATAAACTTGTCCAGACTCGAATAAAGGAGCACATGCATTTACTCTTGAATGTTTATCTTGTCCACGTCCAGGTGTGTAATCCATAACAGGTATACCCATTCTTCTAAATTCTTGTAATAAACTTTGACCTGAAGCTTTTGCTTCGATGATAACTGTCTCTGGCTGCCAGTATTTATATTGGTCAAGTGCTACCATTTTTAATTCTGGAAAATCATACTTACCTTTAATTGCATCAATTAACATTATAGCATCTGGTTCAGATTCGTGAGGCGTGAATATTCCCCATGTGGTAATAGCAGAATAATCGGCAGTTTCTTTTTTACTGAATGCCGTGTCGTAAGATTGTATAACATGTTTTAAAGTCGGAAGGTCCTTGGCCCACGGAACCCACCAGTCTCTTTTTAAGATAGCTCCTTCTTCTGATGTTGGATTCTGCATGTATTGTGCAGACCAATTTCTAATTGATATTGACGCTTTAACTTTCTCCAGTTCATCTAGTTCCCAATACTCAGGCCAAACTGGTTGTACGTTTTCATCTTCACCAATTAAAGCTGGAAAAGAAATTTTCTCCCACTTATCTGCTTTAGGTTCAGATTCTGATTTTATCAATCGACCAGTCAAATCATCTTGAGCCCATCTGGTCATTACAAGAACGATAGAGCCTCCCGGTTGTAAACGTTGTCTAGGACCAGACAAGTACCAATCAAAAGTTCTCTCCATCGCACTATCGGATAGTGAGTCTTGTTCAGTATGTGGATCATCGATAATAAGTAAGTCCGCCCCTCGTCCTGTGATAGAACCGCCAACACCCGCTGCAAAGTATTCCCCACCTTGATTGGTCTCCCAACGTCCTTTTGCCTTACTATCTTCTCTTAGTTTAACATCTCCAAAGATTTGTTTATACTCTGGACTATCAATTAAATTTCTTACTTTAGCACCAAACCTTCCTGAAAGTTCTGCGTTGTGTGATACTTGCATTAATTTCATTTTAGGATTTTTTCCTATCATCCAAGCTGGAAAGTATATAGATGCAAATTCTGATTTAGTGTGTCTAGGAGGCATATTTACTATGAGCCTTCCTTTTTTATTTTTTGCTATCTTTGTAAACTCATGTGCTATGTGTTGATGATGTCCCCACTTATCTGGATTACTATCAGTTCTACAAATAAAATCTGGCCAAACATTCTTTACAAAATACAAAAAGTTATCTTGACATAATTTTATATGTTGAAGCCACACTTTTTCGAGCCTCTTTCGTAGTTGATCAGTGGTCATCAAATCTGTATTAGTCATATATATTTACTATACCCTCGGGTCCCCAAAAAAGAAACCCCTTTCATTACAAAGCTGATTACTTGTATATCTCCTACAATGTTAAGGTAAATAATGTAAGAACCTAAATTTTGATAGTTAAAAATTAAAAAAAATAAATTTTTTAAATTTTGGATTTTGACTGGTACCTCTATTGGTGGGAGCCACACGCCCCACGTGTATGGGGCGTGTGTTTAAAGATTAAGATTTTTTCAAGTCCTCTACATATTCATCAATCCGATCATATGCGAAACTTTCTATTGACCCTAGTGACATTGACTTCACCATAGTGAAAGTGTGCAATACTTCCCCCTTTTCGAGTTCCAATTGCCAATTGCCTTCAATGTCTTTAAGTGGTCTACAATTAATAGACCACCCCTTGTAAGATAATCGAGCCATTATTTTACAACCTTTGTTTTAAGTTCGATTGCTTCACCTTCAACAATATATTTACTATATATCTCTGGGTGATTTTCTTTAAAAGATTTAACATCAAATCGAGTAGTATTCTTTTTGGCAATCTCAATATAATAAGATTTACTTTTATATTTTGAAATTACACTACCACCGAGAACCTCGACAATTGGTAAGGCTTCCTCTTTGACATCAACCCACAATTTATTGTAGGCTTTCCGTTGTGCGTTTACTTCACAAGCTTTAAACAATTTCACATTTTCAATTGGTGAAAGTGTTCTTTTCTGTTTTTTTTGTACTGACATTTTTATACTCCTTTGTTAGTGTTTTATATGTTTTGTACATGTCCCAGATTAATCATATTTAATAAGATGTAAAGAAAATAATTTATTTTTTTTACAGCCCCAGGTTGTGGGGCTGTAAATTAGAATCGTTCTAAAAAAGAAGTATTAATAATAATATAATTCCTATAGTACCCGGAAAAAATATCACGAGTCGCATTATAAAAGCCAGTAACCAATCCATCAGGCTACAGCTTTAATAAATTTATTATTAATTTTACGGCCTTGACCCTTAGCAACTAATCCAACAATCACGCCCCTCGGATCTTTAAAACGTAGATCGTGAAGATCTCCATTTATAACTTTTTTATTAAGCCATTTTTTGGGTAACTTATCTTGGAAGACAACGGCCACATTCGAGCCCTTAGCTATGGCTGCAATGATGTCCGAGTCGTTACGGCCTGAGTCGCTAAATGTTACATGATAATTTTTTATATCATGATCAATATAATTTAAGACTTTGGTGTAGTCATAAAATTGCACATCAGGATGGAGCTGCATCAAATTCGAACCTCCATCAACTTTCATACGATGCCATGCAAGGTCACTTGTACCGTTTAATCTTACAGCGAATTTGAAGCCCTGGTTTTTAGCCCGTTTTTTTAACTGTTCTATTTCACGACTCAGATCCCAAAGAAAAGCATTCTTATTAGTCCAGAAATAATTAGTTTTATTTAATCTGGCCTTCTGTACTGAGCCCATCTGGCCACGGCCTGAAGTATTTAAACAAGCTGCTGCACACTCAGGAGAAGCTTTGGGACAGACGTTTTTACCACTTAATGTAAACGGGGCCAAATGAAGGATAGCGGTTTTATATCCAAACTTCTCCCCCTTAGCCATTTTAGTTTGACTGTAATAATTAAGAAGCGGCATGACTCACCTCCGTCCAATTGCCGTCAACCTTAGCTAGTTTAATATTAGTACTGTAAACGCTGCCCGCTTCATCGAAAAAACCCAGCTCCGAGCCCTTAGCATCTATTAGAATAGTTTTCTTTATGCCCTTGCCTTGCTTTGGACTCTCCAGAAGCTTTCCGCTGCATAATATAAACGGATGAAGCTGATCGCTTTTTATTTCCTGGCCTTTTTTTAGATCTTTAAAGTGTATCATTTTTTTTCTCCATGTTAGTTAATAGAATCTTATTATCACGGGACGGTTACAGCTGTCAACTTTTTATTGTAGCTGCTACAGACTCTGGACCAATTAGACTCCAGTCCAGGTAAGAGCTGCCACGACTCCGGGACCAATTAAAAAATAATTTTTAAAAAATGTTAATGTAAAGTATTACGAAAAATCCCATATAGATAGTTAAGCGTACACGCATAATGTTAATATACACATAAGGAAAATTTTCCATATATTAAGTTAATCATTCATTTTATTTTCCATATACAAGGTTAATGGTTCAATGTTAATGAACCATATTAATGACTATCCCATAGGGATAGTCATTAAGTTATGCGTGAAGCGTGGTTATTGCGTCAAGATTTTTTCAAATGCGTCTTTCAAATTGAGTGATGAGTAGGCACGAACCAAGCGTCTCGGTTCACGAACCACGAAAATTTGTAAATTTTGAGGGGGTCTCTGCGAGAGGTCTTCTCGCAAGATAAACGAAGTGCCACCATTCTTGTAATGTGTTAAATGCCAATTAATTTGAAACTTTGTAAGACCACAATTCTTGACATCATTTGACTTTAATTCAATCCAAATACTTTTGTTGTTTATCAACCAATAAACGTCTGGAATTCCATTGATTGTATTACTTTCTATGCGAAAAATTTGACCTTTTAAGTTTAACTTTTTTATTCGTTGCCAAAGATTTTTTTCAGATTTTGCCATTAACTTATTAAGTCAATAACATAAAAAAACCCCTAACTCCACTCTCGCATTGTTAGGGGTTTAACTAGTCAGTTTTATTATATATTTTTTAATCTCTAAAACAAGGAATACAAGGGAGTTCTTTCAAATTTGTAAAAATACTCCCACTCTCATTTCCCTCATCATCTGCACTTGGAGTTAAAATAACTCCATTGTCTAAATAAAGTTCACAAGGTTGAAAACTCCAACCATGCACTCTTTCTGTTTCTTTTGGATTTAACCATTCAACTCTGACAATTTTTCTTCCTACCAAATGTTTATCTACTAGGTTTTGCCAATATTTATTTTTTGCCATTATTACTCCTTTTTTGCCATTGTACTTTTTTTATTTAATTGAACATCTAAATTGGTTGCATAATCCCAAACTATAATAAATCTCTCTAGCCAATTAACTTGTTTATCTGTAAGTTTGTCATTCCACATAACCTCTTCATCTGCACTACCTAATGGGGACAGTTTCTCTCTGTCCCCAAAATTATTATAGATTTTAACTAATCTATCAATACTAACCATTATTTACTCGGTAATTCCTTTAAAGTGTTTTGTGGAATTGTCATATTAATATTAGTTTGTTTAGCAATCATTGATATTTGAGTTAAAACTTCTGACCCAATCATATCACTATGTAATAGGTCTGTTGCTTTTTCTTCTAACTCTTCAAGAGTTTGTATCTCTTTACCTTTTTTTGACTTGTAAAATGCTTCCTTTGTTTCTGTTTTACAAGTGTCTTTTAAAAAGTTTTCAACTCTTTCTGATAAATCCAAAATTTTACTTTCATAATCATATTTTGGTATATCATAACTAATCCAAGATTTTCTTGTCTCTGCCCAACCAACTAATTTTTGAGAGATTTTAGAAAAAAGTTTTTTTGCCAACTCTTTTTTCTCTTCTAATCTTTTGGTATAGTTTTTGACATAATCATTAAAGTCTTTTTCAACTTTAATATAATTGATTAAGTCTTTTTCAATTCCCAATCTTTTTTTGAAAATTGGAAAGTTCTTTTGCGTTTGTTCATTAATCTCAACTTGATGTAATGAAACTATTGCGTCTCTTTTGTCAGAGAATTTAGAAGATAATTTTTTTAACCAATATTCTCTGTTGTCTTTGCTTATTTGTTTAGACATTTTTGCTCCTTTGTTTTTGTTAGTTTAAAGTGTAGTGAGTTAAACCCATAATATAAAACCTTTTAGGACACTACACAGATTATTTTTATTTTTTAACAATCGTTAAAAATAATCAAAAAATTCTTTTATCCAATAGTAAAGCCACCACAATTTTCACAGAATTCTGCAAACTCTTCAACATTCTTAACTGAAAAAGGGTAAGAGGCATCACTATTTCTTTTATTATATATCTTATCCCATTTGTCATGATCTTCTTTTGGAAAATCTTTTGGTGCAAGATTACTATCTTTCATTTTAGTTTGTACTTGTTTAGTATGTTCTTCAAGTTCTTTTTCAACTTTGTCGTTATGGATTTCTAAAGTTTTTCTTCTTGCTTCCCATTCTGCCTCATATCTTTTTGTATGACCAGTTTTAATTAAGTATCTTAATTGTTTAGCAATCATTTCGGCTTCTTTTTGAGATACCTCTGAACAATCATTATATCCCCAACTTTCTTTTCTGTCCTCTGGAATAACTTTTGTTTTTTCTAAAACATAATCTGCAAGAGGTCGCCACCACCAAACATTGTTTCTAAAATAAGTACCACTTTGAGAAGTGTATTTATCTCTTAAATCAAAATACTCATCTTGTTTTTCTTTTGATAATTTCCACAAATTATCTGGTTGTTTTGGTTCTTTTAAATGTAGGTTTTTTGGATTTAAACCAGTTATATCAAATCCCATTATTGCTCCTTTGTTAGTTTATTGTTTTTTTTTAAAAGCCATTGTTTAAACTTCCACCTTTTAAGTTTAGCTTTATTTTTGTTTTTACATTCAGAAAAAAAATCATTTAATTGAATGTTAAAGGTAGGTATTGGTTTTTTCATTTTTGCTCCTCTCATTATTGATAAACACCAAAAGGAATATGTTCTTTTGATTTTTTAACTTCATTACAAAGATTTTTAAATAATTTTTTTGCCTCTGTTAATGAATAACCAATATATCTTTTTGATACGTCAACCTCTTGACCAGTTTTAGTTTTTACATAATCGCTTAAAGTAAAGCCGTCATGGGAATGTTTTTGTAGTATCATTTTTGCTCCTTTTTTAGTTTTTTAAGAATAGAACTTAAATTTGAAATAACAATATCTGGTTTTGAATTTGCTCTATCTTGTTTTTCTCTTGTTGCTAAATCCAAATCATCTGAAAGCCAATCAAATAAAAAGTCTTTTTCTTTTTTTGTTAGTTTTAAAAACATTCCTTTTACTATCCCATGTAAATAAGATATGCAAGAACTATTTAATACTTAAAAAAGCTAATAAAACCAATACAACTAGAGTGGGAATAGGGTAAAATACGATTAATCTTATCAAAAATGCAAGAAATTTGTCCATTTTGGATAGATATACGTAAATAATTTAATTACAAGTTAATTTTTTTTATTGATACAATTACCGATGTAGGAATTATTGTCGTATTTCCAATATTATCAAATGTAGGTTTATCTTTGGTCTCTATAAAATCAGTAAATATTCTTGTTATTCCTTTTGCTTGACTTAATAAATAACCCTTTGAAACGCATACTGGGAGTTTAGAATTTTTTAAACTTTTTGTATCTTGCCAACCACTATCACCCTCAATGTCTAACCATTTTATCTCAACAAATGGATATTGAGTTATATCATTTCCTAAATTTTTAAAATTAAAATTTAAAATTTTTGATTTTTGAATTTTTTTATTTTTTTTCTTAGGTCTGCTCATAAAATAAATCCCATATAGATAGTCAACTATTCATTTTTTTCCATATAGATAGTCAACTATTCATTTTTATCCTCAGTTAAAATTGAAACAATACCAATTGAAGTATTTAGATGAGCATTATGAACTTCATTAAATGCAATCATCCAATCACTACTCCGAACTAATTTCTGTTGGCGTGACGTTAATGATATCTTTCGCTTCTCCGATTTTACCTTCGAGCTCTGATAATCTTTTTTCAAGTTGTTCACGACTCATTCCCTCCAATCCGACATGTGTTACCTCTTTCTTATCTACAAACATACCTGCCATTTGTCCAGATCTATACTCTGCATTGACAGCTACAGAGAATTGTTTTTTATCCTCTGCTTTTTTACTTAAAGTTTCAAATCTTTTATATTTTTTTAATTTGTCACCTTCATGTTTTTTAAGTTCTTGGTTATACTTCATTTCCATATAACGCACTACATGTGGGTTTTTATTTGGATCGGTTAATCTACTTGCAATTTCTGTGGGACCTTCAGGTTTATTAGATTTATAGCCAGCTCTTTTAGCAGCTTCAACCTTAGTAATCTCCCCCCAATTACTAACATATATATCAACAAAGGCTTTTTGTTTAAGTGTTAGTTCAGCAGTAGATTTTAATGTGTTTTTCCTTTTGGTCATTTCTTGACCAGATACTACCACAAGTTTCTCCCAATACACTTCTATAGAAACAAAATAATAAAATTTTTTTAGCACAAAATGGCCTCTCTGTTTCATATTTCTGCCATATTCCTAAAACTAATGATATTTTCCTGGGAAATTCCTGGTGTTTTCCTGGTCTAAAATGCTCTAGAATTGTTGTATATCAACGATTTTCCCAGAACTTGCCTAAAAAAGGCGTGTTTTAAAAAAAAAAAAATAAAATGTTTGTAAGGAAGTGTACTAGGAAACGGCAGCCGAGGGCCGTGATCCGAGAGTCTAGGTCACCGAACCCACACCCTTTTCTCAGAAAAAAAATTTTCGCTAGATAATCATTCTTACTAACTATTACCGAGATTCACGGAGCTGGGTTTGACAAATACAGATGAAATGATTACTACTTAATTGTGCAATAAGTTTTTACATTTATTGCCTCTTTGTTAGTTATTCTAGGCTACGTAATTTTTATTTGTTTCTTACGTGGCCTAGATCTAAAAAAGGTTCTCCATAACCAAGATCTACATATACTAATGATTGTAAATATAACTGCTATATGAAAGCTTTCCCATACCGTTGGATACATACCAAATAAAGGGAATATCCAGAGTTGTATTAATGTTGATAATATAAGGCCACTACCTACATCAATTAAAGTCTCAAATAAGTTTTGATTTAATTTCATAACATGCTATATATATGTTATGTTTCATATTTCATATGATTCCTTTCTCTTTGAGGGTGGCGATTGCTCCCTGCCCTCAAAGCTAAAATTTTTTTATCCACCATGACTATTCTAATATTTTATGATCAACGTAGACATTATCTGCGTCCATGATTTGTCTACGTTTGTTCTCTATGTTTCTTCTTAATTCTTTTCTTATCTCTTTATCAGCTTCTTCCTTCAACCTCTCAAATAGTTTAGAATATTCGTGCCACAAAAAATGTCTTCTTTTAAATTTAATTAATCCTTCTCTTAAAGCTTTTGTATATCTATACCTAACGTTATCTGGTTCCCAACCAGCCCACCAACAGATTTGTTCAAAATCTTTAGACTCAGATATCCAGAAATGAGCATCACATTTATTTAAGCTGCTCTTCCTATCTCCTGATAACATCCTTACATCTTCAAATGCATTAAGTATTACGTGTCTCCATAATTTTTGCTCATTACACACATGAGTCTCTGAGATAATATCTTGAGCAATTTTAGTGCCCATAAGTCTTAACAAGTCTAGAGAGTAGATCACGATAATGGCCTTTCGAGTGTTTAAAGTTACAACGATTGGCGACTTCGTAATGTTCATGGACATCTTCAATTAATATTGTGATGGCTGCACCTTCAAGAGATTCTTCTCGGATATGTTCCTTTATATCCTTAAAGTCTTGAGTCATTTCTTTTTTAGTATAATTATCCATTCTCATACTTTAACATCTTCTCTTCTATAAGAATTGAAATCTATTATATTTGACTTATTGTTTTTTATTTTAACTATTACTTTTTTTGTTTTACCTTTTTTTTCTGGCTTACTATGAATGGAATATATATCTCTGGTATCATGAAGGAATTGTGGTCCCATTTCAGTGTATCCATATTGGACACCATTAAGCATTGCAAATATAGTTGATTGAAAAAGTTTGAATTGAGAAGGCGTAAAACTCCCCGCTGCCAAAACCGACAGCTTTGTTAAATCAGTGATACCACCCTTTTTCTTTGCCATGTAAATAATCCCAAGCTATTTTAAATAATAATGTTTGTTCTGCTTCTGACTTAGTACCGTGAGACGTGCTTCCTGATCCGTTACAGTGAATACAAGAATAAACAGTTTTAAAATGAGAAGTAATTAAAATACCATTACCTTTACATTCTAAACAGCTCTTGTAGTTGTAACTCTTATCACTCATATAAAAAAAATTTTATTTACGCAAGTATTAATTGTAATGATTATTTTTAATGGGATCAATGCCGAGGGTTTATAACCCACGACATTATTTTTTCAAATGTTCGACTGGGCTGCCCTTATAAAAAGGACCTTCTGCCATTAATTTTAATTGTTCGTTCTTTAATTTTTGCATTTTCTGCATCAAAGGAATCCAAATAGCCTTATCTTTCTTAAATTTTTTCATCCATAACCAATTACAGAAAGACATTAAAAATCTATCATTCCATTTTTTATTTTCAGTGTTATCAATTCTTTCAATATCATATTCTATACCTAAACACTTTTGAGTCTTTTCGTCTAAAGCTTTATATATTTTATATGCTAATTTGTTATATTTCATACGTCCTCTTTGTTCCAAAGCATTAATAAAAAGGTTATAAATCCAAATATTAATGCAATTATTAAAACATTTAATAAAAAAGTCATTTTCTGTTAGCTCTTAAAATTTTTGCATGTTTTCTCCAAGCCCAAGCACTTAAGGTTCCTGACCAACCCATCAACCATATATAAAATTTTAACATCATTTAATATTATTTATAACATAATAGATAATTATTAAACCAATTAATAAACATCCCATGTTATATGCAAACATTCCTAAACCAAAAGTGGCACTCATTCTCTTCCTTCCTGAATTAATACTTGTTTGATTGCTAAACCTAATATTCTTGCACATTGTGGAACAATTGCGTTACCTAAACTTTTTATTCTGTTGGATCTATCTTTGTCCAATTCTCTGGAAATCCCATTAGGAACTCCACAAAGGTTGGATTGAGTCTGCCACCAGGTTTGTTGTCTTTCAGTACTGTTCTCGGTAAATTTTTCTCCAGACTGTCTTTCCAAGTCGGTTGATATGCTGCGTCTTTGTAATCCCTTTGTTTCGGTGTTGGAAACATTTTGTCTTTCTCTATCTTGTTCACTACATCGTTCAGTTTGGCTCCAAACTTTCTGCCAGTCCCAACCCTCGTTACACTCCAACCTGATGAATTCTTTGTTACTGTCTCTGGTGGGGCTACTACATCCATCTGACAACTCGCTGATGGTGTTGGAAACATTTGAACTACTTGATTCAATGGTGGCTTCTGTCCCCCTCCTGAGTGTGGCTTCCTTGGATTCTTTATCTCGTTGGAGTCGAAGCTTGTCGGTGTTGGAAATGATTGTTTCTTTAATCGAAGATGTTTCTCCACATCTCTCATGTCTTTTATCGGCATTCCTGTCTGTACTTGCTCTGCTAAATTTCCTGGTGGGATTGATTTCCTCCCTATTTTTTTTCTCATTTCTATTCTTTTTTGCATTGCTTCTGGACTCCGCTGCGAGATATCCATTGTGCTTGGAGTGAGCCACAATCCAGACTCTGTTCCTTTGATGCCAAGCACCGATGCCTGAAGCTGGAATAAGGAAACATTGGACTTCGAAACCTTCACCTTCCAATTGGTCTTGCACCTGTCGGAGTACCATGCCGTCTTGGAGGTTAATAAGGCCTTGCA